AAATTAAAAAAAAATAATAATTTTTATAAAATTTTTTTTTCAAAATAAAAAAAAATGTACTTTAAAGTGTACAGGAGAACTAAAAAAACCTAAAAAATCATCTAAAACTAAAAAAATAATAAGATTTAATGAAATAGGAAATAAAAAGAAATATATTTTTCATGTTAAATTGTTATGACAACAGACTTTAAACAATTTAAAATTTATGCACCACCATCACGAAAATCATATACTTTACATGATGATGGTACATTAACCATTACAGGAGTATTTTCAACAACTAATAAAGATTTAGATGGTGAAATTGTTTCACCGCAAGCATTAGCTAGTCTTCAAAGGCAAGCTGTTGGTTTAAACTTACACTTAGACCATAATCATAATTATGATGGTGGTATAGGAGTAATAACTGAATCACATATAGAAGCTAATCAAGTTTATATCACAGCAGTGATATTATCTGAGTATGCATCAGGTATACTTGAGAGACTAAATCTTGGTATGAACTTTGGTTTTAGTGTTGGTGGAATACCTGTAGTTAATAATCTTAATCCACAAATCATTGATGATTTTGTGTTACTTGAGATTAGTTTGACATTGCTCCCAGCCAATTGGGATACATTCGGTACGGTTGAAGCAAAAGGCGTTGTAAAAAGTAAATGCCTCACAGGAGCTTGTCATTACATAATAAAGAATAGTAAAAATATTATGAAAAAAGAATATGAAGACAACTCAAAACAAGAGTTAGAACAAATGGTTATTAACCTCGTTAATGAAGCCTTCGCCAATAAAGAACAAGTAATCATCGACGAGTTCCGTAATGAGTTACAACCAATTGTAACCGAAATTGTTGCTGAGGAAGTAACACCTAAAGTACAAGAAATCGTTGTTAATTATCTTGATGAATTATTCCCAGCTGAAGAATTAGTTGATGAAGAATTTGTAGAAGCAGAAGTTAACGAAGAAGAAGTAGAAACTTCAGCAGTAGATGAAAACAACACTGAGGAAACTTCCAATAATGAAGAAGAAACCGAAGAAGTAATTGAAGAAAAAGCTACTGATGAAGAAGTAGTTGAAGAAGAAGTAATTGCAGAAACTACTGAAGATGAAGTACCGGAAGACTCCGAAATATTCGATGAACCAATAGAAATAGACATTGAAAAAGAAGTTAGTGAAGAGGAAGTACCGGAAGAACCTCCAAAAGAAGAGGAAACTCAAAAAGATGAGGAAACCGAAGAAGTAGTTGAAAAAGATGAATCAACTAATGGGGAAACTTCTGAAGAAGTAGTAGAATCTGAAACAGTAGAAAAACCAATTTTAGATGAAAAAGCTATTGACTTAATAGTATCTCGTGTTTTCAAAAAAATGAATGAGAAAAGAGAGACTAAAAAAACATCTAAAAAATCTAAATTAGACTTATATAAAAAATCTACTGATAAAACTAAAAAAAGCACCTTCTTGAACAGTCCTAAAAGAGATAATTTAGGAAGGAATAAAAAATACTTATAAAATTGAACAATATTTAATAATTTTTTAAAATTTATACATTTATAATACAAAAAAATACAAAAAAATAAAAAATTTTTATCAACCCAAAAGAAAAGAAAAAAAGTGATTTTATTATGGATATGAAAAGTAAAATTAAAAACAGAGAAGATTTCAGTTTCAAATTCGCAGACGCACCTTTTGATCAAAATGGTGTTTTAAACCCAGGTTGGGCAGAACCAACTTACGATGATTTCTTCACCAGAATGGTTGAAGAACCAGTATTATTAAACCAATCCACAGTTATTCCTATGACTGCATTACAACATGACTTAGACATGTTAACCGCAGAAGTAGAATTAGACAGTCAAAGAGACTCCAGTGGAAACTCAACTTATTTAACCGCTCCTGATGTTGCTCCAAACATGGGACGTAAACAATTAATAGCTAAACCAATGCAAGCTAAAAGAATAATCTCCGATAACTTCCTTGAAGAAAACATTGAAGGAGAAGAATTCTTAACTACTTACATGAACTTATTAGCTGATGAAATGGGACCTGCTTTCGAAAGATTCGGTTTATTCGCAGACTCCACTGTATCCCATGTTACTGGTGAAGGTACATCCTACCAAATGGGTAACGGTATTATATCACAATTAAAAACTATCTCATCTGACACTAGTAAAGAGGAATATGGTTTAGCAAAATTAGTCTACAAAGATAATATCGGCCAAGGTATTTTCGACGCAATCGAAAGATACATTGAACAAGATGGTGATATTGATAAAGCTACTTGTGTATTACCACCACAAATTCACGCTCGTTTAATGATTGAAATTGCTCAAGACCGCCAAACCAATTGGGGTGATGCAGTATACCAAGATGGTAAAGTTACAAAAATACTTGGTATTGAAATTGTATCAGACAACATTCTCAGAAACACAAGAAACGGTTATGACACCATGAAATTCAACTCCAATGGAGAGTACAAAGGTAATGGTTCTAACATGGACAAAATGAAATATGGTGTTATTGGTAAACCTGAAAACATTGTATTTGGTATGATGAGAGACTTCGATATCAGAAACCAATGGGATATTGATGTACTCGGTTACAAAGTTGCTTTACTTTGTAAAGGTGATGTTCAAGTTTTATGGGACCAAGATACTCTTGGTATTCCATTTACTATGAATACTAAAGAATAAATTTTATCATATATATTTTTTTTATATAGTGGAGTAAAAAAAATGATTTAAAAGAATTATCTTTTTGTTTTTACTCCTCTTTTTTTTAAAATATAAAAAAAATACTTTAAAGAAAAAATTTTTTATAAAATTATTTAAAAGAAAATAAAAACAATTATTTTAATTTAAAAAAAAGATTATGGACTTTTGGAATAAATTAACTGCTAGACAAAAACAGAATAAAAGAGAAAGATTTGAATATGTGATGAAAGCTGTTAATAGTATAACTCCTGGTGAAGTTTCAGGAAAAGATTATGATGAGGAAATTGACAGTTTGAAATCAAGATTGTCTGTGTTAGAAGGTGCTTCTGATTTAAATGATTTAATATCTAGAATTGAAGCATTAGAAGAAATTATTGGTCCTTTAGGTGAAAGTGAACCAATGGTTGAAGATGAAACAGAACTTTAAAATAAATTAAAAAAATAAAAAAAAGGATTATTTTTTTTTAGATAAATGGACATAGCAACAAGTAAACTTAAAACAATATTAAAACTCAAAGGTGTACGCATTCCATATGGTGATGATGAATTTGATTTATTAGTTAAATATAAATTATCAGAAATCTCTGGTTTACTTGGTTTTAACATAATGGGTTCAGACGAATCTCAAACAGTATATCAGTTTAAAGATGATCGTATTGTATTAACTAAATATCCTGTTCAATCAATAGAATCTGTAACTTTGAATAATGAAGAATTGTTTGATGAATGTTATACTTTGGATAGAAATATTGGTGTAGTTTATTTTAATAAGAAATTAAATGGTTTATTAATGGTAAATTATGTTACTGGTTTATCACATGAGGATATTGTTAATGTAATTGAACCATTACTTGTTGATATGATTGCATATGATTTAACTAATAATAATCTTGGTGATGGTGTGGTTTCAAGTATTCGTGAGGGGGATGTTTCTGTTAATTATGATACTAAATCTAGTTTAGGTAATCGTGTTTATACTCGTATTGAGGAGTTAAGACAAAGATATACTAAAACAGCTAGAATAAGATTAATTTAACAAAAAAAGGGGATGTTTAATAAATAATTATGGTATTGTTTTTTCCAAACTGTGAAATTGAACTATGGGATTATGTTGAAGAAGAAGCATTAATGAATATCTATGGTGAATATGATGAATATTATCAATTAATTGATATTGTGCCTTGTGATTTTCAACCATTAAGTCCACAAGACAGTATGAAAGAATTTGGTAAAATATTACAAGACACATATAAAGTTTACCTAGATAATAATGTATATATATCTAATACTATGGTTTTAAGAATGGTTGGTAAACCAAACACCTTTAAAATAAAAGGAACACCAATATATAATAATCATTTCCTAAAACATAAAAAATTAATACTCGAAAAACACAGAAAACCATTACCTTTAGAAGAACATGATTACGATTGAAGTAGATTACAGAGAATCATTTTTCAAAAAAACCAATTCACAAACTTACAAAACAGCATTAAACACAGCAATAAAAAGAACAACATTAGAAGCAGAATCACAATGTAAAAAAGAATCACCAGTAAGAACAGGTAGATTAATGGGAGGTCATGCTTCAACATTCGGCGAATTAGAAGGATGCGTTACCAATGGAGTGGAATATGCACAGTTTGTAATCGAGGGTACCAAAAACCAAGCAGCCAATAACTATCCTGGAAGAGTGGTTGCAAATTTAAAAAGTACAGACTACCTAGGAAAATCTTTCAAAACAGCATTAAGGCAAAGTGGTGTATATGATTAAACCAATATTAGCATTAATACATGTATTAAAAGGAAACATAAAATTAAAAGGACAAACTGTACCTTTAATAAAAAGATCATACCCTTTAGACAAAACACCCTGCATAACATTAGATGACAGTGCCGGAACATCAACAGAAAGTAAAAACATAGTAAATATAAAAACACACTTACCACCAAACCATCCACAATATGAAAAATACCATCACAAAAAAATGCCTCAACAGGCAATACGTGATAGAAAAAATGCGACAATAAGTATTCATGTATGGTGTGATACAGAAAAAGAAAGAGAAAAATTATGTAATCAAATAAGACACTTATTATCTCTAGCACAATCCGACCATTATATGTTCTGTAAAAATTACAGTGAAGGATACTGTGAACATTTAGAAGATGAATGTCCAGCATCAGAAACAGATAATACAATAAAAACTGTTAAAAATCAATGTCCAAAACCATATCAATACAAATACTGTAATATATTCACTAATTATGATTTATTAAGAGACACATTTAACGTTGATTCACCATACCCATCAGACGATTTATCAACAAAAGCACCAGTTTTAAGAAGCATAATAAAAGTAAATACTTCTTATTATGATTATCATATTATCGGCGGTGCAATTAGTGAAAATATTAATTTTAACGATGATTTAATATTATGAGTAACAATAAAAACTTAAAAGTATTATCTGAATTAGTTGAACAATCCAATATACCATTCACCACTATTGTTTTATACTTAGCTAATGAAGGTTTATTAGAACAATATTACACAGAATTAGATTTAAAAAAACAATACACTATTGAACCAACCATTACAGAAGAAGAATTCAATAGAATAGTGTCTGGTGGAGTTAAAAAAGGTAGAAAAACTAAGAAAGATAATAAAAAAGAAGAATCATAAAAAAAATCCTTATTCAAAAACAATAAAATAAAATTTCATATTAATCATGCCAATTTTAAAAAGACCTGGAGTATATTATAACGAAGACGTAAACTATGAGTTAGTTGGAGAAGGTAGTAAAATACCAGTATTTATTGGAGTATCAGGAAACACCGCAACCACAGGTTACAAAGTAGACGGTACACAAATCAACAAATACTCAAACTGGGATGAAGTAAACAAAACACCTGCAGAAGGAGGTGTAGGGGTTTACACCCCAACCACAACTAACGAATTATTAAAGACTTTATACGAATTTTTTGATGAAGGCGCAATACAAAAAGTAGAAGACATAGGGGTACCATTCATCTATGTAATAGATGTCGGTCAAGGAAAAGCATCACAATCATGGTTAAACGCATCAACATTAAGTAAAACAAAAAGAGATGCAACCGTAGAAGCAGCAGTAGGAATAGAAGCAGTTGAAGATGTAACCCCAATAGCTTTATTAAAAGCAATGCAAGCAAGCATCATAACAGAAACCCATAGTTTAAACCTAAGAAACTTGTTTGCAAGATTACCAACAAACACCGTAAGCGAATTAGTAGCATACACCAACGATACAAACAACTTAAGACTCAAACGTTTAGGTTTATGTGAAAAACACTTATTCGGTAAAACAATAGCAAGAATATGCTGCACACCATATTATAAAGAACCCGGATTCTACACTTACCGTAGCGTAGAACCGGGTGAATTCATTGAAAGAACCGCAGAAGAAGAATTAACATTACAAAATGCGGGAATAATATTTAACCACGATGAACAACCTGGAAGTGAAGCATATCCTAAAATGAATATTTGTCTCTGCTCAACATTCGCATTATCACAAAGACCTGCAGATTCTTTGTTCCATGCAAGATTTAATGCAGACCATCTTTTACGTGAAGTATTCCTTGCATTATACCCACAAATAAAAGACAATGAATCAGTATCCAACTTCAACTACTTACAAACACAAATAGACGATGTAATTGCTCGTGAAGTAAGAGAAGGATACATGATAAAACATAATGTGAAAACTGGTGAAGGTACCTACCTAACATTAAGAGAATCAGATTACAATCCTTATGATTTAATCATATCTGGACAGATACAATCTGTAAACAGTACAATAGCTATTGATGTACAAGCAACATTAAATATTGCAACTTTAAAAGTTGTGGAGGAATAAAGAGAATAAATGGTTGAAACAAGATATAATTTAGCACAAGCATTATTCAGAAATACTGAAATTACAACAGATAGTTTTAAAACTACTCGTAAACAAGATACTGAAACTTACACTGCAACTAATAGTCATTCACCTTATGCTGTTGCTTTCGGTTCAGAAAGTTTTGAATGGGAAATGTCTGATATAGATCCATTAATGAGAAAATTCTTTGAAGAAGTAATGGATTATCAGAAAGAAAACCCTAATGACCTTGGTTTATTTGCTACTTATGATTTCAACGAAATCACTGGAGACCTTGTTGAAGATGATGTGTATTATGACGCATTCATCACAGAGATAAGTAAAGAAAACGCTAATAAACCTTTCAGTGTAAAAGGTGAAGCTTTAAGAAAAAAATAATTTAATTTATTTTTTTCTATTTTTTTTTCATTTTTATTTTATTTATTTAAATTTTCATTAAAAACCGGACTTAAACCATCATCTTAAAAAAAATAGAGAGAATAAAGCTAAAATAGAAAAAATGGTATTAAAAATAAAAAAAATTATAAAAAAAAACAATATAGGATATTTTTTGAGGTGATGAATAAAATATGACCAATAAAAAAACAAAAACAAACATAGACACTAAAAAAGTAGAAAAACAATTACTTAAAACACAATTCCCTAAAGAATGTGAACAAATACCTCTAGATGCATTAGAAGAAGAGGAAAAAAATGTAGTAAACAAATGTCTAAACCATGAAGAATTCAATGATGAAGAATTCAAATTATTAAAAAAGACATTAGTTAAATATCGTAAATACATTGAAAAATACGATGTAGAAGAAACAATAGATGCTACAGAAAAAGCCAAAGAATTAATATTAACAGAAAAAGACTGGTTAGACTTAGTAGATAATACTCATAACATATTAAAAGTAAATGTTCCATACAATGGCAACTGGTATGAAATGGAATTTGAAGTATTACCATTAATAGATAGTCGTGTTGTTTCTGCATTACAAACTCATATTAACGTTTTTAAAGATTATAGTCAAAAAGAATTAACATTATTCCAACAAGCAGAGAAAGGTAAAACATTAACTCCTGAAGAACAAGCAATTGTTAATAAAATGATGAAAGAAATAAATGAAAGAGCAGGAGAAGACCGTATCAAATCAATGAACGAGTTCTTAGCAGCACAATTAAAATTACCTAACTCTACAGAAAACTTAGAAACAAGAAAAGAATTTTGGTCAAAATTTCCATTTGTAACTAAGTCAGCTATAATGTTAAAAGTAGAAGATCGTCTTGGTTTATCTGAAATATCAAACGAACAATTATTTCCAGATGAGTGAGAGCTTTACTGGGGAAGTATATTTTCGTATAAGTGAACAATTAGGATGGTTACCATCAGAAGTAATACGTAAAAAATTCACACCAGACATACGATTTTTAATAATGAAACATTCACAAAGATTAAGAAAAGAAATTGAACAAGCTAAAGAGTTAGAAGAACAAACACAAAAAAATAAATAAATATACAAATTGTATAACATATTTTTTTTTAGAATTCACCATATTAAAAAAAATATATTTAATCATCGCCCATGGTAGGACTAGAAGATATATTAATAAGATTAAGAGGACAAGACAGTACAGGTTCCGCATTCAGTAGTGCACAACAAAGAGCAGGTGCATTAAAAACAGCAGTAGGTGGAGCCGCAACAATGATGTCTGCAGCAATGTTAGGATATGCTAAATCTGCTGTAGACTCGGCGGTGGAAGCCGAACAAGGATGGATGAAGTTCGGTAATGCTGTGAAAAACACTGGTGGAAACTGGGAACAACAATCGGATAGTATAAAAAAATGGGTTAAAGATTACAGTAATGCAATGGGTAGAAGCGTAGCCGATACAAGAGCTGCTATGACTACCTATATGAACATGGGACTATCACTAGAAGATAGTCAAAAAGCCATGGATGCAACAAGTAATTATGCTGCTCAAATGGGAATGAGCCAAGAAGAAGCAGCAGGACAATTACAAAAAGCATTTATGGGTAATGGTCGTGCATTAAAATCTTTAGGTTTGGATATTAAAGATTATAAAGACTCCACCACCGGAGCAATAGATAGACAAAAATTATTAAACGATGTGCTTCAAAGAACTGGTGGAGCAGCTAATAATTATGCTAATTCAGCTGCAGGAAAATTCCAAAGATTAAACAATGTATTAGCTAGTTTAAAAACAGACTTTGGTTCAGCATTATTAGATGCAATAACACCATTACTACCTGTTGTACAAGGTTTTTTAAACTTAATAAACGGATTGCCTGGTCCTGTTAAAACTGTAGGTTTTGCAGCAATAGCATTAGGTGCAGGAATCGGTGTAATAGCTGGTCCTTTAACTTCTGTTATTGGTTTAATGGAAATGTTAGGTATTTCCCTACCTACAATTGGTGGTTTAATGGGTATGTTAGGTGCTGAGACAGCTGCACTTAGTGCTGAGGAACTTGCATTAGCGGCGGCAGAAGCTGGATTAACAATGGAAGAAATTGCAGGTGCAGCAGCACATGCAAGTAATGGTGTAGCAGTTGCCGCAGAAGGTGCAGCAGCAGCTGGAGCAAGTGGTGGATTCTGGGCAATGGCAGCAGCAGAACTAGCTGCATTATGGCCAGTACTCTTAATCATAGCAGCAGTAGCAGCACTCATCGTAGTAGTGGAACAAATCGGTGAAGCATTAGGATGGTGGACTGACTTCGGAACAATGATTGATGCAATAAGAGACGGAGTCATGCGATTATGGGAAGCATTCATAAACAGTCCACAAGTACAAGGAGTACTGCAAGGTATACAATGGGCGTTTGAACAATTATGGAATGTAGTAAAACCAATATTCGACTGGTTAGGTGCAGCATGGAACAACCTATTTAAAAGTGAAGGTGGTGGTTCAGGCGGACCAGATGTTGTAGGTGCAATAATAAATGCATTCGCAACATTGGGAAGTGTAGCATCAGCAGTATTTAGTGTTATACAAGCAGGTTTCCAAATATGGCTTTCATTT